GTGCAGATTGACACGCTGTTGCCAGTATGAACTACTGGAGAACATTGCATCAATACTACGCCTCACGCCTTGCTGGTAGAATTGTAATTCTACCGGCTCGGCCGAGATACCTCGCAGCTTTTTCCATGTCTTGGGAACAGAAATGAAGCGTGATGTCCTAGTGGACTTTTCACTCTTCAACCATGGACAATAGTCCAACTCTGTCCCAAGACTACTACGGCCCAGTAAATATGCGATGCGGCAGTCTGACGCCATGTGTGTGTACTTATCGTACCAACACTTGACACCAGGGTCTGCAACAGCGCCTGGACCGTGCTGAGGAAGAAAAGGCTCTGGCGTCCAATCTTTGAGATGGATGCGCGCAAGCGCATTCATTTCATCGAGGATGCTAGCCACTTCGGGATTTTCCCTTAGTGGCGATGCAGTGGATAAATCCTGCTCAAACTTGATGAAATCGGCATTAGCCGTAATCACTAGGTCTGGGCGGTCTAGCTCAATCTTCGACAGAAATGAGCAGATTTGATGAATCCACCTAACGGCCTCCGTATCCCCAACCTCCCCGTTCTTAGTCCGTTTGCAAATGCTACGGACTAAGGACATAACACAACCTAAGTCATTAGGCACTGTGATCCCTTTCGGGAGGTCGCCTTTGAAGCGACTTGAAGACGACATCTGGTTTAAAAGCCAGGTGTCAACTTCATCAAGGAAACCCAGAACGACCGTAAGGTCGACTGGGGTCTTGCCGCGGAGCAGGTTCATCGCTAAGATGCGACCTGCTCTTCCACAAGAATCCTGAGGACTTACGTCCTCCAGAAGAGTGTTGATGTCGAGGAGAATTCCCACCCATAGAGTGATACCATTGCAAATGTTGCTATGGTCATCTCGGTGAGCAGGAGTGACGCAGTGGCTACCAATTAAGTAGCTAGGGGTCGTAGACAAGTTGTCTCGTACCCGTGTTAGTTCTTTTACTAACAATCTGCACCTCCTTTAGGTGAAGAGATACCGCCACAGGTTAAATACCTGTGGGGGTAAGGGCGCCACGCATCTTTTCAGTGACTACGACCGGATCTCCGGCCGCGTTACAGAGACCTGCGTAGGTAGCCATGACGAGCTTCTCCACGTCTGATTCCGAAATTTCGGAATCATTCGGAAGACGAAGCTCGATCCGGGCTACCATGGGCAGTTGGATCTCCGTGCCACTGACAGTTTTGGTGGCAATGGTTTTTAGCTCCACGAAAACAGTCTGACCTGTGGTATTCGCACTCTGTGCGGCCACGGGGATACTGTTTTCCGCCAGTGTCGTATAGACATTGGCGATCTTGTCGAGAGTCACCTTAAGGGTGGTCTTCTTGTCCAAGGGAGCTACAATGTCAGTCATTTTGGCAAGCGATCCGGAATCAGTGATGATCCTGAACGCTGTAAGGTATGCCCAGGGACTGAAGGCTTTTGTAGCCGCAACCCCTTGTGCACCTGCGCCGAAACGGAATGATATGGGCATAACATATTCTCCTTTCTCCGGATCCTTTAGAGGGGCCCTTGGACCTTCTGGTCGTATGGTTGCACTATCGAAT